ACCGCTTCCCCATAGTTGGCGGCCCCTGTAGAGGGGTAGTGGGATTGTGAAGCCCTAAATCAAAAGTGAGGTCTGGCCGCACCGACAGAAATGTGTGGTTCCTTTTCTTTAACATGTAGAACAAAGAGTTGTGGAACCGAAGTTAAGAGGGTACATAGTCCCCCGTTCCCAACCCGAAGGCCATTGACGGACTGGACGCTTAGACGTCACACCGTTCTGCTAACCAACCCTTCGGAACATGCGAAAGAAACAACGACAAGCCTAGTTCTCCCAGCTAGGACAGCCCGCTATACGGCTTTGCGCAGGCGCTGAAGCAGTTGCGGAAGGAGAAGATCCGAGCCCAAGGAGCGGACTCGGTAGGAAGGAGGAGGGGGGATAGGGAGATTCCGAGGGCGCGTGACCCTAAACGAGTGCCGAAGCACAAGAAAAGGGGAGCTAGGGTAACTTTTCCGAACGAGAGCCTCATGATCAGACAGCAAAAATTGAGGATATTCCTCGCTGACCATGTGGTAAAGGCTCTTCGGCCAAAGAAAACCCCATCTCACACACACGCCCACGAAACGTGTAGAAGGAAGCGGAGCGGAAGGAGAATCATACCGGGCGCGAAAGGTCGACCTGTCTATCTTTCTGGTGACAGGCCTAACGCGAACACCGGTCCAAGCATCTGTGTGTGCTCTCGTCAACTTGGCACAAAGGGCTTCCACCGTACCCAACACAGAAGGCAAGGGAGGCGGGCCAACAACAGTCGGAAAAGAGCGATCAATATAAGGGAGCCCTGTTTCCAGGGGCTTACCGCCCGCATAAAAGCTCGACCCCGAAGTTGCTGGACCGTCCCAGACCAACTTCCGAAACCACTTCCTCTTCACGAGGATCTTACACCAAGCGGAAGGGATGGAAGAAAGAGTGAATCCTCGTAAGGATATTTCGTAACGCATCAGCACGTTGACAATCCATTGCTGGACTGAAGGCCGAAACGAAGAAATCCCTTGAAGGACAGAGGAGAGCACTTCGCCGGGTTCATCTCGAGAAGGAAGAAGAAAAGAGAGGACAGGTTTGGATATGAGACGACGACGGCTAATATCAAAGGTCTGACTGTTAAGGTCAGCCCATCGACGTGAAACCATCGTCTTCCCCTCATTGACGACGAGACCGTATACGGAGGTAACTTTCCTCCACTCCGCATACATGACAGAATTGCCCTGAAAAAGACAATCATCGCCGTTAAACCTACCCACCCTCCTCTCTTCCGGCCCGTAGGCTCTTACGGCGGCCATATCGTGACATGCCTTATTCAACAAGCAGAGAAGCGGGAAACTTACAAGATTCCCCATCATACTCCCCCTGCGAATCGGGTGCTCCTTACCCGAACACGATATCCACCGCAAGTCCTCGAAACTCCCGACAAGGCACTCTCTCTCCTCATCACTCAACTCCCTTTCCTCCGCGAGGACCTCTATGATAGCACTGACGGCAGAAAGATATATTTTATCGGTCGCGGCTTTGTAGTCACCGCTTATGATATCTTCTTTGCCCGCGTCACAGACGGCAAGAAAATCCTCCTCTCTAACGTCCCCTCGAACACACCAGTCGAAAGAGGTGAGGTGATCGTACAAGGCGTTATGAATCGGGCGGAGGCGACGCTTAACCGTCGCACTCTGCATCGTAACCACCCTGTACTTTCCCTTGGTCTTGGCCACGCCGCGCCTGACGAGAGAAAAGTCCCCGTCAAAACAGCAGCTGCAAGTACCCAAGGTACCTCCCTCACCCCTCCTGGTTTCTCTACAACCCTGCTGGTCGGGTACGTAGACGTCCGAGGGGATATAGGGGTCTCTGGAATCAGTACGGCATCCAGATAACCTCTTCC